CCTGCTGGTACAGCGTCCCAAAGTGCTGCACTGCCATTAGTTTTTAGGAATTGACCTGTTTTACCTGATTGGCTAGGGTAACTAAAATTATTTGCATTTGTCGCTACACCATCTAATTTACTTCCGTCTGTACTTACATTACGCCCATCAAAGGTGCTATTAGTTGTTACCGCACCTGAGAAAGCACCTCCACCCTTAGGCATAGCATTAGTAGCTAAGACACCATCAGCAGCCACATCACGACCATCTATAGTAGAATTGGTAGTCACGGCACCGCTAAAGGCTCCACCAGACTTAGGCATGGCATTGGTTGCTAAAATACCATCGGCAGCTACGTCCCTACCATCAAAAGTAGAGTTAGTGGTAACGGCTCCTGTAAAGGCTCCACCACTCTTAGGCATAGCAGCAGCACCAGCAGCCGCAACAAATGCTGTAGTAGCTATTTGTGTAGTATTAGTTCCTGCGTTAGCTGTTGGGGCAGCAGGTACACCTGTAAACGTAGGCGCAGCTATATTAGCTTTAGTAGCGGAAGCTACTTGAAGGGCGTCAAACTCAACATTAAACTCAGTACCTTTAATAGTCTTAAGTGGGTTTCCCGAAGCTAACGCATCTTTTGCTGCGAAGTTTGTAGTTTTAGAATAATTGGACATTTATAGTACCTTACCTTGTTTAGCATAAATTGTTAGCCTTTGCAGACTCATAGCAGAACCATTTATGGGCGCATTAAAACTTATTTGTAGAATGTTTCCTGATCCTTGTGCTGGTGCTGATTGATCATTTACTAGGATACCGCCACTGTATTCAATAAGATTAAATTCAGATATGTTGTACTCAGCTACAGCACCAGCGTCTAAAGTAAAAGTTTCTGAGAATATTGCTGGCTGATATTCATAACCTACTTGTAGTGAAAATGTTTGACCTGATATACCTACAGTAGTGGCAGATACTTTCTTTATAATTTTGTTTATGTCAGACAACCCTAAATCAAAATAATTACTAGAGTAAGCCATTACATATGGTTGTCCATTATCTCTGTGTTCTGTGTAAGTAGCTATTCCATTTATCTCTGCATAAAATAAACTAGACCCTACAGTAAGATAACCTTTAGGAGGAACGGCTGTCCAGAGTGTAGCCCTAAATGATCCATCTTGTAAAGGTGCTCTTGTATCAAAACAAAAGGTTTGGAATGTAGTAGGGAAAGATATTAAGTAAAAAGAATTAGAAGGTGAATAAACAGATTTAATGTTATCTATATTTTCAAACTCTAAAGCTTGTATAATATCGTCACTTACATTTTTAGATATGTCCCTCAGAGGCTGAGATTTCTCTTGTATGGTACGACTTAAGGAACGTACACCTGAGGTACTTAAAAACAATATGTCCTCACCAGTGCTCTGTACGGAGTCCCTAGCCACACACCCAACACCTTCTATAACCTCTACAAGTGTTAAACTTGCTGTAGTCATTCCTGTTTGAAAGTTATCACCATCACTGTAGACTATAATGTTATTCTTACAGAATATAATTAAGAATCCGTTATGAGCACCTAAAGCTACTATCTCGTCCATTCCCTGAGTGAGTACACCAGATATGTCAAGAGAGCCAGCAGTTCCCGTACTCCAATCAGTACCATCAAGTACATCACTAAAGTACACTGTAGTCTTGTTAGTAGGTGTATCGGCTGTCCATAAACGACCATAAGCAGCTAATACTGTGTTGGCTTTTTGTGATCCTGAGGTAGTTCCTGTGTGTACAGATATAGATTCAAAGGTGTTAGTACCAGTAAATACTAAAGGCAAATAACCTCTTTGAAAGAAATAATGATGGTCATTTAATGTAGCAGCTTGCCAGTTACCATCTAATATAGTGTCGTTAGTAGTAGGGGTAACAACAACAAGGTCTGTAGTGCCTTTGTAAAATTTAGTATTACTCCAGTTTAGTCGAGTGCTAACACCTGCAATGTCTATAAAATTGGACATGCCCTCTAAACCAATATTAGCGTTAGCGCCTGTTGAACCGCCTACAGCCGTGGTCAGTGTTTTCCAACCCTTACGTGCGCTTAAACGTCCTTGCTTATCAATAACAGAGTTTTCTGCTACAAGCGCAAATCCTTCTTGTAGTGTAACACCTGATTCTTGAGTGTTAAGTCCGTAAAACGCTGGTGCAGATATTGCTGCGGATATTATAGGTTTAGCCATTTATGAGGCCTCCCACACTAGAGAATTGGGGTCTTTACCTGCATCTAGTGATATTGCGTCTGTTAAGTATGCTGCGGCAAGAGCCTTAGCTGATACAGAAGTAACACCTCCATCTTCCCCACGTTCTTCCACAGCCATTGCGTATGCTAAAGCTTGTATAGGTAAGAAGGGAACTTTAATAGAAGCACTGTCTGCCAATACATCAGGTGAGCGTAATAACGCTTTAATCTTTATAGAGTAAACAGCGTCAGGTATAGGGTATAGTTTAATTTTTGTATTACCAGAACTATCTAAACCATCAAAGGTATAGTTAGTGGGAGTAGCTACAGGAGGTGTCCCGTTGAGAAACTTATCATCAAACCATAAGGGATCTTTATAAGATAGGAACCCATTGCTAGTATCATTTATTACAGCAAGAACTGTGCTCTTGTCGCCTGATCCTGTTATTGTGTATACGTGTGTATTAGCTTGAGTAGCCACTGTAAACGTATGGCGTAGGTTTGACCACGACCATGAGCTTTCTACGTACTCAATAGCGTCCTGCACAAAAATGCCTATGAGCTTAGAGTAGCTATTGTCTGCAATAGTAACAATCTCTTTCTCTCGTAGACGTATTAAAATATTGTTTACTATTTCTTTATATGTTTTCATGTAGCTCTACCATTTAATTTTTCTACTGTCCTAAGTCCTGCTAGTCCAAGCATTGCTAACGTAAGTTCAAGCATTGCGTCTAAAGGTAACTCAGGGCTACCTAGCTCTGGTGCTAACCATTGCAACACAGGGTTAATAACAAAGGCAAACAAGAAACCCATACCGCAAACCCACATGAGAAATGGACGAGCACCAGCCACGAAAATTGACCTGTGACCTGCCTGTACTTTATTAATCTCTGCTTGCATAAGGGCTGGCTTTAAAGCTAACCTTTGTTTCAACAAGTCCCCATGTGCCTTTTCTTCATCAGAAGTAAACACACTGTCAATTATATTACCAATAGCTTCTATAGGTTGGGCAATGGAACTACCACCGCTAAATAAACTACTTAGTATACCCATTAGAATGTACCTTCCTTAAAGTAAAGCCAACTAGCTAGTAATACTGCACTGGTAATCCAAAGTATCTTTTTAGTAACGGACTTACCTACAGCAAGATAGAATCTTTCATAAGCCTTGTCTGCCGCTAACTCTGCTATTTCATTCTTCTCTGCTGCTGTTAATTCACGATCATTCATTTTATAAAGTTCCTTTTATATAAATTAACATACCTACAAATAAAGCTAAAAATAATACAGATAGTATTGTTATTACCAGACCTGTTTCTACATTATTCTGTATCTTCTTGTTTCTTACTTTTTGTTTTGCTGCCGCAGCTTTCTGCTTCTTATTAAACTCATCACGAAATTGTTGATACTTGTAGTACCCTAAAAGCCCTTGCTTGTTAAGCATGAACTCTAGTTCTTTCTCTTGTCTTTCAAGAGCTTGTTTAGCTTGGTAAGCCGCTAATACATCTCCCGTACCTAATTTAGCTTTCTGCTCTATAGACTGACTTGCGCCAAAGTATTTAGTTAAAGCTGAACCTGCATCTGCAATATCTTTGCCGTTAGAGAGTGTAGTCTTAATAACTTTAAAGGCAGCGTTAGCTATCATTAACTCTGCTAACATATCCATACCCTCCTTGTGTACTCTTGAGGAATACCATATGGCTCCCTAGATGGTTGCACTACAAGGTACTCTGCATTTACTTTGTTTACTGAGGGTTCAATTAATAGAGCTTGACCTGAGGGTGCTAGATCAGGAGACACGTGAATAGGGTATAACTCTAAAGGGCTAGACCACATTAAATACCTCTCATATCCTTAACACAGAAAGCTGTAATAGTTTTAGCATCTGTGACTCTAACTACTGAATAACCTACCATCGGGCTAACCACAGGCTCATAGCCTCCTATTGCACCTACACGAATTAACTCTTGCCTACACTTATTGAATGTGCTGTAGCTAGACATTATCAAAGGTACTTTAGGCTCACCAGTAGCAAGCATAGTGGCTAACACGATAGCCCACATTAGTAGTTACTGCGTATTTTCATTGTCTTTTTAGCTGGTGTTTTCTTCTTCTTAGGTTTAGCTGCTGGACGCCCTACTTTAGTACCATACGTTCCTTTACCTTGTGGCATGATTACTTACCTCTATTTTTAGCTGTTGTTGATAGTTCACTTTTATGGAACAAAGGCTTGCTAGTCTTAGTGTGCTTTGCACCTGTCATAGCTTTACCTGCTGTTTTATGTGTAGCGCCCTTATGCTCAACGCCACTCTTTAAGTAATGTCTAACTCCTTTCATAAGCTATGCCACCTTTCTTTTCTTAGCTGTTTTAGCAGCATTAACAAAATCACTAGCTTTAGGCCTACCTTTAGCCCCTTTAGGTTTCATTACTTCTTTAGACCCTGCCTTAATCCTCTTCTTTTTAGCATTGATATTTGCGTACAGACTCAAGATCACCTCCTATTGCTACCATTTTTCCTTATTAGCCCAGTATGCTGCACTGGTCTTACCTTTGGCAATATTCTTACCATGTCGTGCTTTAAATGACTTACGTTTAGCTTTCATAGCTTCTGACTCGCCAGCTTTAGGCTTACCTGCTGTACTAGCACCCTTCTCACCAAAACGAATCATACGATCTTTGCCGTTATCTTTGATAAGAACTACATGGGACTTTTTGCCTTTAGAACTAGCCTTAGGCTTGTTGTAACCTTCAAAAGTTTCCCCTCTGTATTCTATGGACATTGTGTTTCTCGCTTAAATCAAAAGTAAAAAAAGGGAGCGTCAAGTTGTTACAAGAAGCTCCCTTTTTAGTTAGTTAATATTAACCATTCACAGCTAACAAGAATCCTGCATCAGGACGTAGTACCTTGTTACCATACAAGCGATCAGCAGTATACAAGGTTCCTAAGAACTCTTGCTTGTACTGTGTCTGAGAACGTACACCTAATTGCTCTGCAAGTACCATAGTATCTTTATGGGCTAACATAGCACCTCGGATTAGTCCACCACCTGTAGCACCGTTTTCAGCCGCAGTTTCAGTAATAGGGCAGTTAGTGGATACGTAAATATCAATACCATATAGCTCACCGATCTTACCATTTACAACGCCTTGACCATTAACAAAGTCAGAGCTAACGTAACGATCTTGACCCATGATTGCATTACGTAGTGCAGGGGGGATAACTAAGAAGCGATTATCCATAGGAACGTCTGCATCATCCATCTTCTGAATCATGTCACGTAAGAACTTGTCAGTAAATACGTCAACAGGTTTAACAGTATTATCTGCGTACTGCGTAGTGACACCATCAGCCTTTGGATAGAATGAGGCTGTAGTAGGGAATACTGATCCATTACCACCGCCAAAGCTCTTCATAAGGAGCATCATATCATCGTCTACTTGCTTGCCTAGGGCATAGCCAGCATCACCAGTATAGAACTGACGTAGTGAAGCAAGTGCTTGTACGTTAGTAATATCTTCAATCATGCGTGAGTATTCAAAGTGCTTGTTGATAACTACTTGTACTTCGCCCTCTGTAGCATTTTGAATGGTTACTGCCG